TGGTGTTGCTTACACGCACAAGACGAATGGTGGTCTGCGCCCCACTTCAGCATCCGCTGGGCATGAGTTGGTAGACCTAGAGTACGCGTCTGATGTATCTGCGCCTACTGCTAATCGTCACCGCCGTATTTCAGGTAACGACATCGTTGCTGGAGATACCACGGCTGTAACGGCTACCGACAAGCTGGGCTATCGCCACATTGTAGAGTTGAAGGCTTACGCCAAAGACAACTACATCCGTGGTCTGCGAGGTCAGGGCAATCAGGAGCTGTTCCACCTGTTTGTCACTCCGCAGCAGATGGCTAACTTGAAGCTTGACGCTGACTTCCTCGCTAACGTTCGTAACGCTGGCGTTCGTGGTCCTAACAACGAGCTGTTCTCAGGCTCTGCTTCACTGATGGTTGATGGTGTGATGGTCCATGAGTTCCGCCACGTCTTCTCAACCGAAGGTGCGACGACCGGTACTTCCGGTAACGCTGGTGCCGCTGGCTATAAGTGGGGTGCTGACGCTGACGTAGTTGGTGCACGCGCGCTGTTCTGTGGTGCTCAAGCGCTCGCCATGGCTGACATCGGTCTCCCAGAGATCGTAGAAGATACTTTCGATTACGAGAACCAAGCTGGTATCTCAATCGGCAAGATCTTCGGCCTGCGTAAGCCTAAGTACAACAGCGACTACAACGGCTCTGTTGAAGACTTCGGAGTTATCTGTCTCGACACTGCTCAGTAAACCTGATCACCCCCTCTTCGGAGGGGGTTTTTCTTTAAGGATTAAGTGATGAAAGTGATTTCCGACAAAGATTTACGAGTGACGACGCTAGGTGGTACGGCGGTGTTACTCCAAGCCGGGGTTCCACGAGAACTCGGAGACGACATAGGCCTGAAGGCCATAACCATGGGTGCAAGACGTGCAGATGAGCCTTTAGTCACCCATGAAGTCGTGATCGATGAACCATTAATCACGAAGGATGAAGAGGAAGCATTAGTCGGAGTCATGAATGATCTGATCGATTCAGCTGACCCTGACAACTTTAAATCAGACGGCACTCCGAAAGCGGCTGTCGTAAATAAAGCAGCCGGTAGGACAGTCCCACCGGAAGAGCGCGAACAGGCTTGGGAACAAGCGCTTAATTCTTAACGAGGAAAGATAATGGCCGTTTCAGTAGCAAGTGTTATCGATAGAGTTCAAGTTACCTTGCAGGATACAACTGGTATCCGGTGGCCCGAAACGTCCGAGCTCATTCTTTGGGTGAACGACGCGCAGCGTGAAATAGCGCTGCTAAAGCCCGACGCATCTGCCACTAATGACACGATTACGCTTGTCACTGGAACAAAGCAGTCGATCCCAAGCGCGGGGAACCGGCTGTTGCGCGTGGTACGTAACATGTCTGCTGCGAGCGGGGGTACTGGAAAGCGTTCTATTCGGTTAGTTTCGCGCGAGATTCTTGATGCTCAGACACCTGATTGGCACGACCCGACTGTATCAGGCGATGCAGCACATGGATCTGTCGTCAAACACTACATGTACGACGAGCAAGACCCACGTAATTTTTATGTGTACCCCGGCGTAAGTGGGAGTGCTTATATAGAAATTGTCTATTCTGCTAATCCAACTACTGTCACCGCAAGCGACAATCTGTCTATCCCAGATATTTATGCCAATGCGGTTATGAACTACGTGCTGTATATGGCTTACATGAAGGACGCGGAATACGCAGGTAACAGCCAGCGTGCCGCGAATCATTTCCAGCTATTTACAGCGTCTGTAACAGGCAAAGCGCAGGTTGATCTCATCACAACGCCGAACGCCGAGTCACGTTCAAATCCTAATCTGACTGCCGGTGGGCAGATGATGGCTCAGTAAATGGCGATACTTTACGAATCGTTACTCCCCGAGGTCATCCCTATGGTGCCGGGGTGCCCCGATACGCTAATCGAAAGCAATATTCGAGCGGCGGTGATAGAGCTGTGTGAAAAGGCGGGGGTATATCAGGCTGAACTTGACCCAGTGACTACTGTAGCGGGGCTGTACGAGTACGACCTTGAACCCCCCGCGAACACGGTAGTAGAAAAGGTTCTGTGGGTAGTACACAAGGGCAAGGATCTAGAGCCGATATCTACTGGTCTCTTGGAGCAACGTAAACCCAGCTGGCGGGATGCGGATAAGCGCGGCGAGCCCGAGTATTTCGTGAAGCCCTCGCAGGCGCTGTTTTGGCTAGTGCCTGTCCCAGACGAAACCATTGTATCTAGCACTGTGCTCCGTGTGCAGCTGAAGCCAACGCATACTTCGACAGCATGCGAAAACGAGATCATGGACGACTACCGAGACACCATTATCAATGGAGCGCTGTTCCGTTTGCTTCGTCTGCCAAGCAAAGAGTGGACGGACTACGCGGGCGCGCAGGTGTACGGCAGTTTGTTCCAGCAAGGCATCAAAGATGCTGAAACAAAAGCGCGACATGGCGACATGCCTATCGCAAGGAAGGTCCGGTACGGAGGAGTTCACCGGTCCTATGGTCTTTCTAGGAAGAAGTATGGACGAGAAATCGCGTGACCCAGTTATTGCAGATATTCGCGAGCATTGGGGTTGGGTTAGGCCGGGGCTTGAAGAGATTCTTAATGAAGATCCCTTTATTGATGTCATCCCCGAAGACGTTTTTACGGCATGCAAAACAGAGTCTGCACATCTGTGGGTTACAGATGATGGGTTTGTGGTAACGACGGGGTTGACTGACCCTTACAGCGGTAAACGAACATTGCTGATTTGGTTCGCTTGGGCAAAAAAGAAAGGCATGAACATAGCGGCACAGTGCGTAGGGTTTTTTGAGCAAGTTGCTTACGACGCGGGTTTTAGTTCTATCGAAGTAAGAACCCGCCACGAGCAACTAGGTGAGTACATAGAACAGTCTGTTGGTTGGGAAAAAGAGACAGTTGTCTACAGAAGAGATTTGAGAAATGGGTAGTACACCAAGTCAATCCGATTACAAACCAAGCGAAGCTGACAAGGCGAACGCATCGGTTGCCATGGCTGAGTATCGGTTCTTCAAGCAGAACTATGACCCACTTCTGCAGCAGATGCGCGACAAGTCTATGAACGAGGACTTTTCAGCAACGCTGCGGGGCCGTGCTAATGCCGACACGATGCAAGCGTTAACGCCGTCTGGCTACAGAAGTACCCAGATGAGTGATTTACCTAGCGATATAAACACGGCGTTGCAAGGACAGCTGCAAGGAGCCAGCGCCGCCGGTAAAGAGATCCAGAATACGATGCAGACTAACGTACTTGGTACAGCGCGCGGACAGGCTGCGGACGCACAAACAGGCATGGCGCAAGCAGCGCGGTTAGGCACATCTGAAGCGCTTGCTAGAGCGCAAGCTAAGCAGACCGAAAAAGACGCGTTGTACGGAGCCGCTGCCCAATTAATTACATCTGCTGCGCTGCAGGGCTTTGACAATATGCAGACGAGCGGCACAAAAGTAAATATGGGTCCGTCTACCAAGGTTCAGGGCTCGTTCTTCACGCCAGTTGATAAGCAAGGCAAGCCGATCACAGGGTTTAAAAACAGGTTCACTTACGGGACGGGTGGCTAATGATTAGTTTAGGCAATCTAGGCAATATAGATGCTGCGCGCGTAAGAGCGATTCAAGACTCATACATGACGGGCGCTGTAGATCCAGAGGATGGGGGGATTGGTGCTGGCGCTGCTGGGGTAACTGGGACTACTGCCGGAACGACCGCAGGCGCCGCAACAGGCGGCGGGACAGGGTATACCGGCCCACGCGGTGGATACCCCGGTATTTACAACACCGGCAATAATCTGCCAGCTGTTTCTGATCCCGACAAGGCTTACGCTGATCTGACTCGGCAAGAGTATCTCGACTACATCACGAACTACCGTGATTTTGAGCTTGACCTGATTAATAAAGCGACGACGGACACGAGCCTGATTGATCAAGCGAGAGAGGACCGCGAGAAAGCTTCGGCGCTTACTGCAGGCATGGCTGAACGAAATCGTAGTCGGTACGGGGCGGCGTTGACACCCGTGCAGCAACAGCAGCAGGACCGGCGGCTGCAGTTAGGTAACACCCTGGGGGGTATACAGGCGGTGAGCGACGCCAAAATTGCTCAGCGAGAGTCGAATACGCGGCTGTTGTCTGACTTGATAAATATCGGGCAGGGCGTAAACCGCTCCAGTCAGCAGCAGCTTGCGACATCTGCTGCTAACAAGGTGCAGTTAGATAACGCATACCGTCAGGCCAAAGCGAATTCCCGAGCACAAACCTACAGCACCCTAGGCACTTTGGGCGCTATGGCAATTTTTGCGTTCGCGTTTTAAGGGGTAAGTGATGTCAATTGCTGAAGGGGCTACCAGCGCGATTTCTATGTTTCAAGCTATGCAGAGAAACCGCATGGCTAGGGACGAGCTTGAGTATCAGCGGCAGCAGGATGCGATAAATCGTGCGGATCGGCTAGCAGAATCACGGGCGCTTGCTGAATATCGGAGAGATATTTTAGATGGGCAAGAAGCAACGAGGGCGTTAGCAGAAAGACAATACGACGAAGCAGCTCCGTTTCGGGCACAAAACTTACGTAAAACAACGGCTGAAGCTGACCGCGCAGAGGTACAGGCCAGATCTGAACTGCTTACACACGATACCCGAGTAAACACGGATCTGATTGACGGGTGGACTAGTCAGAACCTTATAAATCCTAATGATTGGACTCTGCTAGACAAGCGTAGGCTAGCGGAAGGTATTCGAAATGGAGACAAGACCTCTACAGATTTAATACTTAGTCAAGCAAGTAGTCAGCTAGACCTACCAACAGGTTCGACGGCTGTTGGGTTAGATCGACTACCGAATGGGAATTACGTCGTCAGAGTGAAGAATAGTGATGGGTCTCCAGGGGTTGTTACTGGCCCTGATGGTAGCAGTGACCCTAATGCTAAACCGGCTCAGTTTACTGCGGAGCAGTTAGCAGGCTTAGCTGAAGTGGGTTACCAGCTCGGTACGCTCGCAGCGAGCAAATATGACCCTATGCTGCTTCGCCAGTTACAAAATAAAATAGGCTTAGATGCGGATGCCGCTGAAATAGATGCCGCACTTAGCTCTGCTGCTTACGGAAGTCAGGTGGTAAAAAGTTTGCCAGCCGAGGCGCAACGATCCGCTATGAGTGTGATCGCTGCTGCTGAGACGGTCGAAGAGCGCGCCGAAGTGATAGATGCGATAGCACAAGATGCCGGTATGCCGCCACAAGCGCAGGCTTTGTTAGAGCAGCGCAGACAGGCGCAAGAAAAAGGGAAGCTGGGCGGCAATCGGGAACGTACTACGGCAAGAATTGCTGAAATCGATGCAGAACTCGCTGAGCTTGGTTTTAACAGCAGTGGTGCTCGCACGGAGGCGGCGAATCTTGTTGCCGCCACAGAAAGTGCGTCTGCAGAAGAGCTAAGTCAGGCCATTCAAAGCGGGCAACTCAAAGTCACGCCAGAGGTCACTAAATTAACTGCGGATATGCTCCGTGGCAAAGGTATCGAAGAACTCCAGCAGCTCAAACGGCTCAACAACACTGAGCGCTCTTTAGCTATTGCGGTTATGGCGGCTTCGACAACAGATCCAGCAACTCAGCGCGCTTTGTTAGACAACATAGATAACATCATGGAAACCGGCTCACCGTCCATGAGCCGGAAGGATAGTATTAGTGCCAGACAGACTGATGAGCAGATAACCCAAGCCGAGGAAAGGCTCGCTCAGTCGGAAGCGCGGTTACGGATTGATATGGCTAAATTTAGGCGCGAACTTTCGAAAGACGGTCAGGCTAGAACTGATGGAATGGTTGAAGGCCTGCAAGAAATAAGAAAAACGACCGAAACTATGTTTTTCGATGAAAACGGAAAGTTCAGAGACCCGTGGTCCGGTTCTGCACCCATAGCAGACAAGTGGGCAAAAACAGTTTTGCCTGACCTTCAAGCACAGCTATCGAAGATAGAATTAGGTAGAGATGGACAGCCCATAAACCCTGATCAAATAGCAGAATATCAAGCGCTGCGGGCCGCAATAACGCAAGGCGTTGGTCTGTCATTAGCCGCCTACGCAAATAATTTTGATTGGTTTACGTCTATTGGGGTTCTTCCGGTCCCAAATCTTGGCGACATATTGAATCTTAGAGGCTGGTTGCCGTTTGATCGCGGAGAAGCTGATCAGTCTGCGGTTTCCACTGATTTTATAGGCGACCGTATCGAATTGGTTACGGCAGACGGTAGCATCAATGGCCGACCTAAAACATTTTATTACCTCGACGTTAGGGGAAATCGTACAGACCGAGGCGTAGATGCAAGTGAAATAGAAGCAAATCTCGGGAAAGAAATGTATACCTGGATGGTAGACGCTGGGAGACGCCGGTTATCACGGATTGCAGAAGAGGGTAAGTAAGTGGCCGTCGATCCGCTGCGTCAGTTTCTAGAGGCTGATTTTCCTGCGGATAATCAGGAGCCTATAGATCCGCAAGGTGTAAGCAATGCACCGCGCGCAGCTTTACCGTTACCGGGAGTATTTGACGCGCAAGTCAAAGCCTCTACGGCGGGTTTTGAGGCTGATCTCGAATACTTTAAAGCATTGGGTAATACACTCATAGGCGACGACGAGGCTGCAGTTGAAAATATTCGGCAGGCTCGTTACGACGAAGTCCGTGCGGCAAATGCTTCAGAGGGGATACAGCCTTTCGAAGAGTTTTTAGACGCGCCTACTTGGGAAGGATTTGCAACTCAACTAACCAAAGCACCTGCACAGCTTCTTCCGTATGCCTTAACTTCTATTGCGGGCGGTGTTATAGGCGGAGTAACGGCGGTGGCAGGCAAAGCTGCTTTCTCGACTGTCACGAAAAAAGCCGCCGAGAAAATTGTCAAAGATGCCCTTCGTAAAACAGCCAATAAAACAGCCACGCCCGATGAGCAAAAACTAGCGCAAGCTGCCTACACTACATTCAAACGCGGGGCTATTACCGGTGCTTTCGGATCTGAGTTCGTGCCACTAGCAGGGTCGAATTTGTCCGAAGCGTTAGATTCCGGTCAGGAGTTGGACCGTGGTCAAGCTTTGCGAGCAGCGGGCGTTGCGGTCCCGCAAGCCGCATTAGGTGTTGGGGGGGATGTCGCTTTCCTAAAATTGTTGGGCGATGTTGCAGCGCGACGGACTGTAAAAGCAGACAGTATTTATGGTCAGTTAGCAGCAGATATTAGTCGTAGTGCCGGAAAAGGGGGCGTCATTCAAACAGCCTCTGAAATGGCCCAAGAAGAGATCGCCATACAAAATCGATTTGACCTCGACGAAACCTACACACAGGAAGACGCAAATTTACGAAGATTAGAAACCGCGTTCACATCACTTATTGGAGGAACAGCGTTAGGTGGTACTACAGGAGCGGCTGGTTCTGTAGTTGGAAATCGTAATGAGATCGCGCAAGCTGTTGGTGAATCTCTGTCGCAGCCGGTGAAAGGTGCTACGGAACAGGTAGCGACAATATTTGATAAAGCCCGCCGTTATATGGATGACGCTCAGACGCAACGCACTGAAGAGGCGATTGCTGAAGAGACGGTGGGCGACGTACCAGAGGGACAGACTCAGCCCGAAGCGGCGGCGGACATTAATGCTCAGCTGAGCGCAATGGTGAACCCAACCAGTAAGAAGCAAGCGGTATGGGTATCTGGTGATGAAGCTCAGTACAGCGCTCGCCCCAACAAATCCACTGAGATTACTGTAGATGGTCAGCTGGCATTTGCAGCTTTCATACCCGGTCGTGGGACAATCGTCAGTACTAGTCGGAAAATAGTCGACGAGGTAGTAGCGTCTGGAGCTTCAGATGAGGCGGTCGGTGCCGCGCTTGGGTATAGCAACGTAAAACCCCAGAGTTTTGGAAGCGGTGAATCGTTGTTAGTAGCGCGGGCGCTAGATGCAGACGGTAACGTCGTCTCTGAGGAGCTAGCCAGCGAGGACACCATAGACGCGGCTATGGAGGCAGCGCGCGGCTTGATGCCAGAGGGCGGCAGCGTGCAGCGCGTCGATGCCGAACAAGCACTCGAAGAGCGCGCCAAGCGGTTTAATGGAGAGCGAGGACCGACTGTAGAGCCTGTCGATGACGACCCTGACTCTTTCGACGCTCCCGATCAAACAGAAACACCTACATTTGGCTCTGAGTTTGAAGAGTTGTCTGCCTTGAAGTCAGAGCTCGCGATGACTGAACAGGAAGGTGAGCGCACCATAGTCGAAACTTATGCGCCTAAGACTGATCCTGCGCGAACGTTCGACAACACTGAACAGGCTAGAGCAGATTATGTAGCGGCGTTTGGTGAAACAGACTTCAATTCGCCAGAGTTTGCGGGCGTCAGTGAGTCTACGTTAAATCGCGCGGTCCAAGAGTCCCGAAATAACCCGAACTCAATCGTTGAGATCACCAAGAACCAAGACGGGCAGTTTGAGGTTGTGCGGACAGATTTTGACAAGCTTTATCGGTTCCAAGCTGGCGGCAAAGAGCTGCGTCTTACGCTGCCTGAGTTTATTAGCCGGGCTATTACTAAGGCGAAGCAGGGCAAGTTCTCGCGTCAGTCTGGCGTTGTTTTAATCGCGCCTGACGGTAAGACCCATCGCATCAATCTGGCAGACCTGACTTTCTCTGGGCAGAGGTTGGTAGAGAACAGAGAAGGTAAGCCCTTTGTCGGCGCAGAGCCGATACAGTCCGCACAGCAAGGCCTGTCAGAAGTGCTGGGTGACCTACTTCTTGAGGGGTATCAGGTTGAGGTGCTCGGTCAGCCTATAAATGAGGTGTTAAGTGGTCGGGTGGACGAGCGGTTAAATGTACCCGCCGCTAGGATCGCAGGGCAGACGGTTGGTCTCGCGGACCTGTTTAACGGTGTGAAAGATCCCGGCAAACAGCGGTTCCTTACCGAAGATCAGAAGGCTGAAAATAAACGTCAGTTGCGTCAGACCTACAACGACCCCGCACTGCGGCAGATCGTGCCGTATCAAATGCCCCGCGAGACACGTAGCGAGGAAGTAGTCCCAGGTGACCCTGACTACGTTGAGGGACAACGTACCTTTAGGCAAGTGCCGATAGAACAAGCTGCCGAGGGAAGGACAGAGACAGAAGTTTTTGCTGGCGACCCCCGCGACGATATCGATCCTGATCGACGCACTGGCTCCGCACCTTCTACTGGTACAGGAGAGACAGCAGCGGACCCTGTGTCTGTGCCCCCACCGCGAGAAGATCCACAGGGCTTTGACGACCCTCTTGTGCGAAGCCTAATCAACGATGCGCTCGACGCCGTTAAGCTCGTAAACCCCCCGCGTATTTTTAATCTGGAGCGACTGACGCAGCTGTCGGACGCGCAGCTTTCTCGGTTGTTTTCCGAAGTCGAGCTTGTTGCAGTGCAGCGAATGATACAGCGGCAGCTAGACAATCTTGAAATTGGCGGCAGTTACGACGGCAAAGTAAATATCGCTGTTATTAACCCGACTGGCAACGCTCTTAGTGATGCTATGACAGCTGCCCATGAAATCGGACACGCGGTGTATCAGCAGGAGCAACAGGCCGCGTTAGAGAACGACGCACTCCGACCACGGCTTGTTGAGTCTTACAAACGACATCCCAAGCATGATCGGTATGTCGAACTCTACGGCTTCGAGAAAGGCTTTGAAGAGTGGTACGCAGATCAGCTGTCTCGCTGGGCGACTAAGCGGTACGCAAATAAAGCCGCCAAAAATATGGTTGATAAGCATTTCAAAGAGCTTGTAGAAAAGCTCAAAAAAATGTGGCGAGCCATGAAGCAGGGATTCCGAGCACGTAAAGGACCAAAATCACCCGAGTTTGAACAGTACATCGAAGGCGTGGTGGCTTCTAAGAAACAAAGCGCGTTCGTAAATGAAGTAGTGCGAGGGCAGGTTAAGTATCAGTACGGGGGCAGGCCAGCGCCTACCCAAATAACTGGGCAAGTTCAGGAAGATGCAGGTCCAGCACCCTCAGAGCCACCGCTTACCTTTACCGAAAAAGCCATGCCGCATGCGGTTAAAGAGGCTGTCGTCAAAGAGGGCGGCGAAGCGTTGGCGCGCCACTGGGAACGCAGCATTAGCCGTGCGTCTCGACCTTTGATGAAGTTTGTTGCAACCGCAGACGGCGTGCTGCGAATGCATGCAGGAAACCGAGTCGCGGACATGTTTTACCGTCGCTCTCAAGAAGATGGGTCTGGCGGTAATTTAGGCATGTTGCGGGCATCGGCGTTGAAAGTGGCAGAGTTTCAGAACACATTCGAAGATACGGTCGGAAGTTTAGATGACCCAGAGGTAAAGGATGCGTTGCGTGAGGCCGCGTCGTCTGACGCTACAGAGACGCTGTCTCCCAAGGCTCAGCAAGTGAGACAGTTTTTACAAGACGTGTATACCGACTATATCCAGCCGTCGAATACAGACATCGGTTTCCAGAAAGATTACTTCCCGGTCTTGCTGAACATGCTGGAAATTGAAAACCGGACGGAAGAGTTCAAGAACTTGATTCTTGCTGAGCAGCAAGGCATCTCACCAGCCCGTGCAGAGGCGGCTATCTATCGGTTGCGACAGTACAGCCAAGCGATGCGCGACGACAAGCCGGTTGATTATGACCCTACTAACCCAGCGGCAGGCGTTGAGCAGGACATTATGCTCACGCGCGGTATCGACCGTAAAACGCTACAAGACGCGGGCTTCCTGCAAGAACCAGAGGAAGCGTTGGTGTCCTATTTGCGCCACGTTGCAAAGCGTGTTGAGTTCAACAAAGCAACTAACAACGGCCTCGCGCTGAAAGAAGAGCTGTCGAAACTTTCTGAAGAGGATAGAGCGGCAACGCTAGAGGTGCTGAATGCTTACATGGGCTATCAGTCCAGTCCGATCAGCCCGCTATGGCGAAAGCTCAACAGCTACGGTCAGTTTCTGCAGTTCGTCACGATTCTGCCTTTTGCCACTATTGCGTCACTCACCGACCTTGCGGGTCCGGTAATCAACTCAAAAGAGTTTTCTCTTCATACCTTCGGTATGGCGATGAAACAGATCAAAGACGGCTTGCGTGATCCTGAAGAGCGAAGACAGTTTGCAAGGGATGTTGGGGTTGTAACGAACGAGACCGTCGCTAATGGCTGGGTCACTCAGGCCGAGCAGGATTACATGGACCCGAAAGTTCGAAAGCTGTCGGACGCGTATTTTAGGGTCATCATGCTGGATCAGTTCACGCGGTTTAGCCGTGAGTTTGCAGCAGGCATGGGTGCTTCATTTATCACGCACCATGCGCGGAACGAATTTGATAACCCCCGTTCTGAGCGCTACCTGCGTGAGCTCGGTCTGACTGCCGAAGATGTAAACAAGTGGAACAAAGAGGGCCGTAAGTTCTCGACCCCTGAAGGTAAAAAGGTGAAGCAGGCCATCCAGCGTTTCACTGAGTCTTCGATCCTGCGACCCAATGCTGCTGAGCGACCGATCTGGGCATCTGATCCACGGTGGGCGTTGGTCTGGCAGTTGAAGTCTTACTTCTACGCTTATTCAAAAGTCATCGGCGGCGGAATCGTTCGAGAAGCGCAGTCGCGGATGGCAGAGAACCCCGGCGAACTCAACGCGGCGCAGATTAGCGCGACGCTGAGTGTGTTCGCATTGGCAGCGGTCGCAACGATGCCGCTCGCCATGTTGGGCATGGAACTGCGCGAGTACGCGAAGACAGGGCTAGCGTGGGCGCTCCCCGGTGTCGAGCCGAAAGCGCGGTACTTCAGAACCGACCGCATGGATTGGGACGAGTACCTGTTCGAGACCATTGACCGGTCAGGTTTCTTAGGCCCGCTGTCACTTGGAGTAATGGCACATCAACAGTATGAATGGGATGGCCCGATTGGCGGGGCCACTTCAATTCTTGGTCCAACTGCAGAAACGATCACAGAAGCGTTAGAGAACGGTTGGCGTGTAGATCGCACGTTAAAAGATCGCTTGTTACCTGTTTACAACGTCCTATGAGGGGAAGGTCATGAAAAAAACAGCACTAGCAGCATTACTCGCGGCAAGCGCCGCGTCAGCGGAAACCGTTATTAACTATGACGACGGGTCTACATACACGCTGAAAACTAATCAGGAGATTTACATCAGCACTCCAAATAGCGCTTTATTCAAGCGGCAACTGATGAAGAACAAGGATACGTTTTTTCGTGTCCAAAAGCCTTGGTCTAAGCGTGATTATGTCCCCGATCCAGATGGTACTGATGACATGGCTATAGGCTCCCATGAATGGTGTAAAGCCTATATCCCATGGCACGAAGGTTTAACTTTCGACATGATTTCGTGGCAGCGGGCGTGTGACACCAACAACGACGGCAAATACGACGAAAATGATGACGGTTGGGGTGAGTAATGCTTGAAGCATTAATCGGCCCCGTCACGGGGCTTCTCGACAAGTTCATCCCTGACGCAGATGAGCGTAATCGTTTGGCCCATGAGATCGCCACCATGTCCGAACGCCATGCTCACGAACTGGCGAAAGGTCAAATTGAGATAAATAAGGCCGAAGCAACGCACAAATCGATCTTTGTGGCGGGCTGGCGTCCGGCAACCGGCTGGTGCTGTTCAATCGCCTTATTCTGGCATTTCGTTTTACAGCCATTGGCTACGTTTGTGATTGCGTACACGGGTGTGGAAGCGCCCCCGCTTCCTGAGTTTGACATGGACAGCTTGCTGACAGTGCTTCTCGGAATGTTGGGGCTTGGAGGTTTAAGGACGTTCGAAAAGACCAAAAGAGTGTCACGCGAGAAATGACGCCCGAAAACCTTAATGCTTGGCGAATCATCCCCAGGTTATTAATGCTGGCGATGGTCGTTATGACTTATCGGGTCGTCGAGTGGTTTATGACGCTGCCCGCGCCAATGCCCGAGCAGGCGGCGATGGTATCGGTTATGACCGGAGCGCTGACTGGGGCGTTTGGCCTGTTTTTAGGGAAAAAAGAATGAGCGCGTTTAAATACTTCAAGCTGAGCGATTTTAACTGCCAAGAGACGGGTGAGAACGAGATGGATCTTGACTTCATTATGAGCTTGGATGAATTGCGAGAAGCGTGTGGCTTTCCATTTGTCATTACTTCTGGTTATAGATCTCCCAGACACAGCCTCGAAGCTAAAAAAAGTTCCCCCGGTCAACATGCTCAAGGGATTGCAGCAGATATAGCGGTAAGTGGTGGGGCGCAGCGATGGACTATCGTAACAAAGGCGATAGAGCAAGGATTTACCGGAATTGGAGTAGCAAAAACCTTCATCCATGTGGATCGGCGTGATAGTTCTCCGATGCTATGGACTTACGTTTGACTATTAGCAGTGGTAATATAAGATATGGCTTACTCGGATACACTCGAACTCGTTCAGGGAGATACGCTGCCGAGGGTAGTAGTTACTCTGAAAGACGCTAGCGAAGCTGCTTCGGGGGCTACGCTCGACCCTAATAATCCCGATACTTGGGCTCCCATTGACCTCAACGGGGCCACTGTACGATTACGTATCAGGGAGCTTGGATCATCAACGGTCAAGTCGACTTTGACGATGACCATTAGTGATGCTGACAACGGGGTTGCGACGACAGATTTTCCTGCACCTGCGTTAGATACAGCGGGGATTTTCGAAGGAGAAATCGAAGCCACATTCCAAGACGGATCAATCCAGACAGTAGTTGACCTACTGAAATTAAAGGTTAGAGCCGCTTTCGGATGATTCGCGCTTTCATACAGCAAGCACTGCTTAGAGCAATTAGCGAGGCTAATGCACAGATTAGCCTTGCGGACGTTCGCACAGCAGAAATGATTGCTACAAACGTGCATTTGGACTCTGGATCGTTGTTTGTCGGTAAGATTATTTCTCTAACTGATGAAATGTTATTGGCCGATCTTATGCGAGTCGCAGTGGAAAAAGCCATTATCGATTCGGCAGGCAGTTCTGATCTTTACGTTGCTCACTTGTTCAAAAATGTTTCTGACGTGGTGTCCACGGGCACGGTTCTGGACGCCGCCGCTGTTCAATTTGCAAAGAATGTCTCAGAAATGGCTGAGGCTAGCGATAGCTTTAGTTTTGACCTCGATACTGTTTACGCAGACGCGTGGTCGGCGACTGATATAGCTCAGATATATTTTCAGCCTGCGTACTCAGACGCCGCGTCTAGTACTGACAGCTATCTATGGAGTTTTTCTAAAAATCTGTCAGAAGCTCCACAAATTACTGACGCGCAAATATTTACAGTCAATAAAAGTTTAACTGATACGCCCGTAGCTGCAGACGTGTTTTCCCGTGTAGTACAGTACGTGCGAACGTTTAGCGACTCAGTTAGTGTTGGAGACTCAATTTCTCCTTCAATAACTGAGGGCTTAAATCAGTTCCCCCAAAATACGGCGGGAGCAACAGACGTTGCTGCTTTAGGTTACAGCAAGTCTATTTCCGAAAGCCCGTCAGCAACGGATGTTCACTCTTACACATTCAGCAAGACCCTTAGCGAAGCCCCGTCAATATCAGAGCAGGTAGGCAAAACACCCAGCTTGGTTAAGTCGGATGGCGCGGACGCCGCTGACAGCCCGCTACTCCTGCTTGAGAAAAACTTTGGCACCGGCCTTCAGACAGGAAACACGGCAGAAGTTAGTGAGAGTACTGTGTTCTCTCTGTCTCTTGTCAGGACCGAAACGCCTTCGGTTGCCGACGTGTTCGCCAAGTCGATTTCCAAAGTTATTGCTGACACCGCTGACATCTCGGATGCGTTCTCACTTGAGGAAGTGGTTAACCCCAGCAACACAGCCAATGCGACAGACGCTGCTGCTTTCTCCTTCGGCGCGAACAAATCAAACACTTTCGATGCG